GTCGGCTTCCGGCTGGGGGCGCGGTTCCGGCCTCGGCTTCGGTGCGGGCGCAGGTGCGGTGCCGGGGATGCAGGCGGCGATACCGGCGTAATCAAAAGGCATCTCGTCGGGCAGACCGAAGCGGTTCTTGGCATCCCAGCAGGGGTGATGGGTGGTGTACATGACCCGGCGGCCGCCGGTGACCTTGTTTTTTGCATTGGGGGCACTGCTGCTCTTTTCCACCACGGTCTGATAATTGACAAAGAGCAGCATATCGCACCACTCCCGGATCAGCGGCTCTACCTGCTTGGTGGTCTTCATGGTCCAGCGGTCGTAGGAGCCAGCAGCGTCCGGCTGCTCGAACTTAGTGATGGCCGCGTGGGCAATGACCAGAACATTGTGTCCGGTGTTCAGCACCTCTTCCAGCGCGTCCAGCAGCTTGCCGAACTCCTCTTTCAGGTAGGTGTAGCCCTTGCCATAGCCAAAGCCCTCCAGCCCGTCCACCTTGGCCTTGGCGCAGACGGCATCAATGGCCAGCCGTTCGGCCCAGTCGGCGGTGTCGATGACCAGCGTGCCGCAGGGGATATTTCCCCTGCGCACCTCGGCTACTTCGTCCAGCAGCATGGCCCAGCTGGTGGGCTGGGGCAGGCGCTTGATGTTTAACCGCTTGGTGCCGCCCTCGGTGTCGATGAACACCGGGTCCGGGAAGTGGGAGGCAAAGGTGCTCTTGCCGATGCCCTCGGGGCCATACAGCACGGTCTTGACCGGGGAATCCTGCACCCCGGCGGTGATGGCATACTTGCTCATTTAGAACGCTCCTTTCGTCCAGCTTCTGGGCTGGGGCTTTTCGGTGACAGGCGGCTCGGCATCCTTTACCATGCCGTCCTCAATGATGATCTGGCACTCGCTGCCGGTGGAGACCCGGGTGGCGATGGCCTGCAGGTGCTCTGCTTCCAGCCAGCGGCCAAACTCGGTCAGGGTGGTCATGTCCATCTGCTCCAGCTTGTCCAGCAGCACAAAACCGCAGTCCGGGTTCAGGCGGCGGACGATGGCGGCGGCTACCCGCAGCTGGTCACTGCCGGACATATCCCGCCAGTGCTTTCCTTTATAAGTAAGGGCACCGTCCTCCACACTCAGCTCAGGCAGGGGCAGGTCGGCACCGTTCAGCAGGGCCACGCGGTCAGCCCGCTTCTGGGTGATGGCTTCGGTGAGCTTGTCGTAGTCGCTGGCATACCGGGCCGCTTCATCCTCGGCGCGGGACTTTTCCAGGTTGGCCCGGACCTTTTGGTTGGTCTCCTCGATGCCCCGGATGGATGCCTCCAGCTCTGCGGTGGATTCGTCCTGCAGGTTCTCGGCAGATTTCCGGGCCGTGCAAAGCGATTCATTCACTTCGTCCTGCTCCTTCACCAGCAGCGCAAGGGTTTGTTCCAGCTGCGTGCGGCGATCTGCCAGCACACGGGCTTTCTCTTCCAGCTCGGCAAGATTTTGGCGCAGCCGCTGATTCTCGCCGTTCCGGGCAAGGATCTCCTGCTGCTGGCGGATGAGGTCGGAGGCGCTGACCGGTTCTTCCGGGGCATCGGGGTAGGAAATCAGCTCCTCGGCAAAGTGCTTTTTCTGCTGGGCCAGCTGGCCGGTGAAGGTGCGCTTGTCGTACAGGGACTTGATCTCCAGATCCCGGACGTGCAGCTCGGTGCCGATGCCGATGATGCGGAGCAGGATGTCCGCTTTCTCCTTGTCGGATGCTTCCATAAAGCGGGGCAGATCAAGGGCCAGCGGCTCGATAAAGGCATTGAGCAGCTGCTGGCCGCTGCGCCGCCCGGTGGGGTCGGTAACGGTCAGGGTGCTGTTTTTGCCCTTGCGCTCCACGATTACGCCATTGGAAAGGGTGACCTTGAGATGGGCGGGAGCCACGGCCCCGTCCCGCTGTGCGGCATTGGGGCGGAAGCGGTCGCCGCCCAGCGCCCAGGCAAGGGCATCCAGCACGCTGGTCTTGCCCTGATTGTTGTTGCCGCCCACGAGGGTGAGCCCGGTGGGGGCGGGGGTGAGCGCAACGGCCTTGATGCGCTTGACGTTTTCGGCCTCAAGGGCCGTGATGGTTACAGACATTTGGATACCTCCCCTTGGATCTGTCCGAGTGTGTGAACAAGCATATTGGTCAGCTGCTCCCGCTGTTCGGGCGGAAGCCTGCGGAGGGACGGAACCACCATTTTGCCGATGTTCTGGAAAGAGCGGTCGGCCAGCAGCACGTTGTCATAGGAGCTGTGGGCATCCTGTTCGCTGCCGGAAGCGGCCTGTTCCAGCTGTGCCCGCAGGTCGGCGGTCATCTCGGCGGCCATTTCCCTGGCCTGACGCTCCACCTCTTCCTTGTCCACCACCGCGGTGATGGGCTGTTTCTTGAGTGCGTCATTCTCGGCCTTGAGCTTGTCGCCCCGGAGCTTGGCCGCTTCGGCCACCTGCCGGGAACCAACCAACTGGTTCTCCGCGTCCTTGGCCCGGTCTTCGGCCCTGTCGCGCTCGGCTTCGGCCTTCTGGCGCTGGAGGTTGGCCGCAATGCGGCTTTCGTACATTTCGTTATAGCTCCGTTCTGCCTTTTCTTTCTCGGCTTTCAGCCGGGCATTTTCCTCGTCCAGCCCCTGCACATCCGCAAGGGCGGCATCCAAGTCGTTTTTGGCAGTCTGGGCTTCATCCTGCGCTTTGCTTACCATGTTCCACGCCTCTTCCTCCCGGGCTTCGGCAGCAGCGGCACGGTCCTTCTCGGCCTTGATCTGGGCCATGGCTTCCTGATACTGCTTGTTGGTGGTGATGTCACCACTCTTGACCTTCTCCACCAGCTCTGCAGGGGCGCTGGGCTTTGCTACGGCATACAGCAGAGTAGGAGACAGCTCCTTCAGGATCTTCTGCTGGCGGGGGCTGCTGCCGTCCAGCAGTGCCGAGACTTGCAGCAGCCGGTATGCGGTATCCTTGGTGATGCCGATGGACACGCACCAGCTTTTGAACGTATCCTCGCTATGCTGGTTGTTTCGAGCTTTTCGCATTGTGCGACAAGCTCCATCTTCACCGTTGTCGCATTGTGCGACAACTCCGCACAGCGCATCATGGGCGGCGGCAATGGCATTGCCCATGTGCACAAGGCCGCGTTCGGCCATCTGCTTACCGTGGCGGTATTCGTTCTCCGCAAAATGCAGGTCTTCCACGGTCTGGTCGGTCAGGCCGGAATAATCGAACGCCGGGCGCATCGCATCCGGCACGGTGGTCAGGGGCTTTTCTTGCGCGGTCTGGGTGCCGGGCACTTCCGGTTCCTCTTCCACCGGGTCTACCGGTGCATTCTTGCAGGGCTTGGCCTCCCTGAGGGCCGTCAGCATCTGCTCGGGGAGCTCGTAGTCGTCCATCGGGATGAACTCGTCGCTGGTCAGAAACGCTTCCGGGGTCAGATGCTTTTCAGCGGCCTTGGCCTTGTCGAACTTCTGGGCCAGCAGATGGCTTTCCTTCCAGACCCGTGCGGATTCGTCCCAGCGCCAGAAGCGCCCACGAGTATAGGCGTAGTAAACATCGTTGCTGTTCTGGCTGATGATCATATCCTCACCTCCGTGCCCTTCAGGCGGTCCAGCATCTCGGTCTGCACATCCTTGTTCATGGGCTGGATGTTGTTGCCCTTCCAGCCGTAGCAGAGGATGGGCCCGTAAAGCTGGCGGCCCCGGTACTTCCGGTTGAGCAGACTGGCGGGCTGGATGGGACCATCGTACCGGCCCACGAACAGCACCGCCGGGGTGCGGGGCATCACGATCATCTCGCAGGGCGTGCCCAGCCGGTTCTCAATGGCCCACAGGCTGTCGGGCAGGGATGCGATCACCGGGGCCTTGCCCGGTTCGGCTAAAATACCTTTCATTTGTAAAATCCTTTCTGATGTGATATCATCAAGGGGATGGGGCTTGTGAATTCCATCACCCTTTGGGCTCGTCCGTGTTACCAGCACGGGCGGGCTCATTTGCTTTTCATGCGCCCCTCCGGTTCTGCCGGTACTCCGGCTCTTCGGTACGGGCGTGATGACGCTGGATGCGGCCATAGCGGCGGGCGTTCTGTTCACGATCCTGGGCGGCAAAGCCCAGCCGCAGGAACGCTACCGCTGCTAGAACCAGGCACAGGGCCGTGACGAACTGGCTGTCAGAGATGGAGCTGCCCAGCTGTGCACCGCCCTCGATGCCCATTCCGTACAGCAGACTTGCGGTACCGCTGGCAGCAGCCAGCCAGTACCAGACGCGGGATTTAATCTTCATTGGGGGATTCCTCCATTCTGTCCATGAGGTCTGCGGCAGTAGTCACTATGCTGAGCAATGCTTCCGGATTTCTTTGATCTATGCAAATCCCGGCAATCAGAGCGGCGCAAAGGGCTTTCTGTTCCATCTCTGTACCGCAGGCATAAATCTTGGGGTTCCCATCCTTCCCCATCTGGATTTTTAACTGAGCGTTCGGGCTGATATTCATGCTCCTACCTCCTGAAGACAATTGACTGCGGGTCTGCAGTCGTCCAATGCCCATCCGATGACCGGGTGCCATTCGCCATCAGCAAAAATCTGCAGCCCGGTGTGGCTTTCATCCTTGATTTGTCCGCCCAGCTGGTAGCAGCCAGATGCCTGACTACCGCCCCAACGGAACCACTTGTTCCAAAACAGCGGTGCGATGTACGCGCATCCAGTGGGCGCTGCGGCCCGCTCGGATGCAAGGGTGTAAGGTTTCATGCGGTCTTTTCCTCCTTTGCGATTGCCGGGAAGAAATACTCCCCGATTTTTTCTTGCGGGATGTGTAGTGCTCTGCAGATGATGACGATCTCGTCACTCCTCCAAGGTTGTGTCCCCTTGAGCCGTGCGGTCATCGTGTTGGAGCTTACCCCAATCAGGGCCGCAAGTGCGCCCTGGTTGAGATCCTGGTCTTCTGCCAGACGACTGATTTTGAGATAAGGCTTTTTCACGTTGCTCACCTCCTTGCTGATGGCTCCCTTCCCGTGCTATACTGAAACAGGAAAGGAGGTGATAAAATGATTTTTGAGAGCTTTTTAGAGATGCAAGGTTTGGATATGCAAATTGAGCGAGATGGTGAAATTATTGCGACCGTTCCAGGTTTGCCAAACCGAGAAACGGCAACGAACCGTCAGTACGTTGGATTTCGCCCAAAAACCGATATTAAGATAGACGATGTTATTATCACTCCGGCCAATGAACGGCTTTATGTCACGGAAACGCAGGCATCGTTCTTCCAAAAGCAGCAGGAAGAAATAAAAGCGTTCTATATGACCGAAGTCGAGAAAAAGCGAAAAGAAACCGAACAGCGTCAGAGTAATATTTATAATATCGGTACAGCTTACGGTTCTGTAATTGGAACAGCCAATACAGCGACCATCAACTACCAGACGAATTTTCAGGAACTGCGGGAAAGGGCAGAAGCTGAAAATGCACCGGACAAAGAGCAAGTCCAGAAGTTAGTTGATCTTGTTGAAATGATTGTGAATGAGCAAATCCCTCCACAGAAGGGGTTGCTGTACAAGTTTTCGGAAACGATGGAACGGCATTCATGGGTTACAAGTGCGATTGCCTCTGCGCTTGTATCGTGGTTGACACAACTTCCGCATTGATCTCAATGCTTAAATTTAGCAGCGCTTTCCCGTTGCTGGATTGAGCGAACGAGTAGGCTTTCACATTCTGGATAACCGTTTCATCTATTTGGCAGAGAATGCGGTCGTCCAGCTGTGAAAGGTGAATCTCCTGTGCCCAGCGTGCCTCTTTCACAGGTTCGCTGGGCTTTTTGTTGTCATTCACGTTGTTCACCTCCTTTGATGTAACTTCACGGGTTACTCAGTGGCCGAAAAATACAGCCTGCGGATTGTCGATACTTAAAAGCTCTACAATCTTTGAGGCTTCGTCCGTGCCAAAGACACGTTTCTTGAGCTTGCGTGTTAAGGTCTGCTCCGAAATTCCAAGTTCCTGAGCCAACATTTTTTGAGTGTAGCCTGCTTTGACCATGTACGACTTGAGCAAATTGACGTTTACCACACTTTCACCTCCAAACGGCCTCGATGTAACTTGTGAGGTCACAGGTATGATAACACCATATTTGTGACCTGTCAAGTTATTTTTGGTAATTGAATTAAAAATATTGTAAACTGATGGTTTATCTGCTATACTATAGACATTAAAGGAGGTGCTCACGGTGACTGTAGGTGATCGCATTCGAAAGGTACGTCAGGAGCAAGACGTAACCCAGCAGGAGCTTGCTGACTACATTGGTGTATCAAAGCAAGCTGTATATAAGTATGAGAATAACATTGTAACAAACATACCGACAGATAAAGTAGATGCCATTGCAAAACGGCTGAGAGTGTCTCCCGCCTACCTGATGGGCTGGGAGGAGCAGCCCGCTCCGGCTGCATCCAGAGAACCTACCGTTCCGCCGGGCTTTGAGCCGATGCCAGCCATGGATGTGGTGCCGCTTGTGGGGCGGATCGCCTGCGGTACGCCCATCACGGCAGAAGAGAACATTGATCAAATGGTGTGCGTGCCTTCCCGCTGGCACTCCACCTTTACGCTGACCTGCAAGGGTGACAGCATGGAACCTCGCATCCATGATGGCGATCTGGTGGCGATTCGCAGCCAGCCAGAGGTGGAGAACGGCGAGATCGCTGCTGTGCGGATCGGGGAAGAGGCCACCCTGAAGCATGTCTATCTGCACGAGAACTTCATTGAACTGCGGCCGGAGAATCCGGCTTTCAGCAGCATCATCCTCAGCCGGGAGGATATGAACACCGTTGTCATTGAAGGCAAGGCCGTGGGGCTCTGCCGGGATATCTGATGTTGGAGGAAGTTAAGATGTCACTGTTTGGCAAGAAAGAAAAAGAAGAAATTGCACGACTGAATGCTGAAATGCAGAGCCTTCGGGAAGCTATGCCGTCAGAAAGCCGCACACTGGACGACATCAATCGAGAAATCAAAGCTTCACGTGAAGAACTCGCTCGTGTCCAAGAAAACCTTGAAAGCCGCAACCGCGAGTTGAAAGATGCCTTGGAAGAACTTCAACAGGCAAAAGACCAGATTATTGAAACGAATGAAGAAATTCTGATGCAGAGTTTTGGGCTTTATACTCCTCGGTACTCTTTTATGAATGCAGACGAGTACAAGGCACATCTTTTGGAAATTCGTACCAAACAGAAAGATATGATTAAAGCGAAAACGGCTGTCAGCGGAAATATGAACTGGACAGTCAATGGAAATGCGTCCAAAGGCAAGAAGATGGTCTCTGATATGCAGAAACTTCTCCTTCGTGCATTCAATTCTGAATGCGATGACGTAATTGAACACGTCAAATACAATAATATCGAAGCCAGTGAAAAGCGTATTACTACCTCTAGGGAAGCGATTTCCAAGCTGGGAACCATTATGGAAGTCAGCATCCAGCCGAAATACTACCGCTTAAAAATCGAGGAACTTCATCTTGCTTTTGAATATGCCCAGAAAAAGCAGCAGGAGAAGGAAGAGCAGAAGGAAGCTCGAGCAAGAATGCGTGAAGAGGCAAAGCTTGCCAAGGAAATCGAAGAGGAACGCAAGAAATTGGAAAAAGAGCAGCAGCATTATCAGAATGCGCTGGATCGTATCAATGCGCAGTTGGTTTCTGCTTCTGAGGTCGACCGTGCAGCAATCGAAGAAAAGAAAGCTGAGCTGTTGGCCCAGCTGGATAAGATTGACAAAGAGTTCAAAGATGTTGATTATCGTGAGGCTAATCAGCGTGCCGGTTATGTTTATGTGATCTCGAATATTGGCGCATTTGGCGAGAACGTTTACAAAATCGGTATGACACGTCGCCTTGATCCACAGGATCGTGTGGACGAGCTGGGCGATGCCTCGGTTCCGTTTGACTTTGATGTACATGCTATGATTTTTTCGGATGATGCTCCTCGGTTGGAAGCTGCACTGCACAATGCCTTTGCGGATCGCAAGCTCAACTTTGTAAACCAGCGGCGAGAGTTCTTCCGTGTTTCCCTGGACGAAATCAAAAAGGTTGTCAAGGAAAACTATGACCGTTCTGTGGAGTTTGTGGAACTTGCTCCGGCAGAACAGTACCGCGAATCCATTAAGTTAAGAGAAGAGGCGCAGAAGGCAAAGCAGGGCACCCAAGGATAATTTGCCCCGGCCCCAGCTGGAAGACGTGCAGATCGAGGGCCGCGCCGTGGGTTGGACGTACTGGGTGGGGTGATTAGGAACCGGAGGAAGTGAATTTATATGGACGTACAAGGAAACAAGTTATCGGATGCAATGGTTTTGCCTCGCAGGCCAAAGCTCACAATCGAACAGCAGGTAGAACACCTCAAAAATAAAGGTGTCGCCTTTACCCTGTGCACAGAAGAACAGGCGGCATCCTTTTTGGCGTACAGTACTTTCTTTTTCAAGGTCAAGGCATTTGATAAGGACTATGAGATCAATCCAAAGACCGGAAAGTATCTGAACCTGGATTTTGCATACCTAATGGAATTGTCTACCCTGGATATGCACCTCCGCAGACTGATCCTACATGCCACCTTGGATCTCGAGCATTACCTTAAGGTCATGCTGATTCGGGAAATCAGCGAGAATCCAGATGAGGACGGCTACGAAATCGTAGATAGATTTTTCAGCGTATATCCAGAGGTCAAAGCCTCTATCAGCGCTAAATCAGAAAATTCTATGTGTTGTGACCTGATTCGGAAATTGGAAAAAGAGGGTTATGCAGTCTGGAACCTGATTGAGGTTCTTTCTTTTGGTGACCTTGTAATGCTGTGTGAGGTATACGATCAGAATACAGGCGGAAAGAACGAGGATCTATTCCGTTGTCTGTTTGCGGTTCGCTGTTTGCGAAATGCAGCCGCCCACAATAACTGCCTGCTGAACAGTATGCGAGCACCTTACACCAGGAAAATAAAGCCCTCCATGTTCTTGAACCATTTTGCAAGCACGATTCCGGGCATCAAGGCAACGTCTCGTGAAAAAAAGATGTCGAACCCTGTTATTCACGACTTCGTGGGGCTGCTTTTCGTTTACGACAAAATCGTAACTTCTCCCCGAACACGGGAGCACTTTGCCGATGAACTCCACCAGCTTTTTGATGAGCGGATGGTGAAACGGAAAGAGTATTTCCAAAAAAATGAGGTTCTGTTGTCCTCGTATTCGTTTGTGATAAAAGCCATCAACCAGTTGTATCCGCTGGAATAATGCAACAATAACACATTTTTGTAAAACAATAGTGCATTGCACACTGCCTTGCTTTTCTGTAGAATAATACAGACGAACAAAAACGCCACGTGAGTGGAGCTGTTTTTAGAGGGCTGGTGCATGCACCAGCCCTTATTTTTTCGTTTCAACCGTCACAAAAGAAAAAACTCCCCGGTGCTGGAACACCGAGGGAGTTAAGATAAGCGGCTCGCTCCAAAGGAGGTCATCGCACACTCAAGCAATGCGATTATACCTCTTTTGGGCGGGCTTGTCAAAGTGTACCCCAAAGGAGGTATTTTTTATGGGAATGCGAACCAACACCGCCCAGTGGCTGCCGAACCAGAACCGTTGGCAGATCAAGGTGCAGAAGGACGGGGTGCGCAAGACGTTCACCAGCGCAAAGCCGGGCCGTACCGGCCAGCGGGAAGCAAATGCAAAAGCGGATGCCTGGCTGGATAAGGGCATCTGTAGAACCACCAAGCGCTGCTCGGAGGTCTGGAACGAGTATCTGATCTCGGTGCGGGCCACCGCCGGCACAAGCTATGCCCAGCAGGTGGAGAAGTTCGGACAGAACTACATCCTGCCAGTGGTGGGCGACCGCCGGATCGGTGACCTGAATACGGGAATGCTGCAGGATGTGCTGAATCGGGCATACAAGGAAGGCAGCATGAACCCACAGGCCACTCGAAAGAGCAGGGGAAACCTTTCGAGGAAAACATTGCAGGGAATCCGGGCGGTTGAAGTCAGCTTTGTGAAATGGGCAAGGCAGCACAAATACACCGCCCTGCGGCCAGAGGACGAGGGGCTCACGGTACCCAGGGGAGCACGTCCAAAGGGCCGAAAGATCCTTCAGCCGGACGCATTGCGGGTCCTGCTTTCCACGGATACGCGCATCGTTCGTGGAAAGGTTGAACAGGATGCCAATATCCATGCATACCGCTTTGCGGTCCTGACCGGCCTGCGCCCTGGCGAACTGCTGGGGCTGCGCGTGGGCGACGTGGAGGGCAACCGGCTGCATCTTGCCAGGGCCATCAATACCTTTGATGAGGAAACACACGGCAAGAACGAAAACGCTATCCGCACGGTGGTCCTGCATCCGCTGGCGGCTGCGGAGCTCCACGCACAGCTGCAGCAGCGGGCCTTTGAAGAAGAGCAGCCTCTTCGGGGAGATGATCCAATCTTCCTGTTGGAGAATGAGCACAGCCTCTATAACTACTGGCAGTTCTAC